TGGAACCATCAGAATCCTTCTCGGTTTCTCCATAAAACTCTATGAAAGGCACAAAGGAGCAGCCCTTCAGTTTTACTTCTACAGCCTCCATATCTTTCTCCTTATCGCCCGTCAACTCATATTTTAACGCACGCGCCCAATAAGACAGAGGGAAACGACGTTTGACCTGTTCCCAAGAAAGATGTTCACGAGAAAAAGTACGATTCCATGTGTCAGAAGGTTGGAAACGCTCATCAGGAAGAACAAGAATTTCTGGTCGATACATACAATTCGGCTCATACTGAGCACGATTATCTGCATTAAAGCGTTTGCGCCAGATACGAGCATCTGGTTCCTTCTCAAATTCAAGATAATCTACGCCACCTTCAAAAAACTGTACTGGCTGGATGTATGATGTCGCACCATATTTGCGTGCATACTCATCGGCACGCTCCGCAGCCTTCACCGCTTTATGATGGAAAGAGCGAAGTTTCTTTCCTACCTTTGAATTGATGTCACAGGAGTAATAAAAATATGATTTCTCCATTGTTTTTATTGTTTTAATCTGTTATTTCTGGCGCAAAGATAGAGTTTTTAATGAGAATTTGCAAGAAAAACGGAAATTATTTGTGTTTTTCTTGCAAAATACCTACCTTTGCAACGGATTTTTAATCAGTTTTCAATATGGGAAAGAAAAAAGACCCGTTAGAAGGTGCCGAAGAACAAGGGACGAAATTAGAAGATTTTGTCATTGAACAAAAGATTTCTGCCTTCATCAAGACATATCAACCCTGTTCGGCTGCATTATCAACAAAGACGTTCAATGAGACAGCCTTGCGGACGTTCTTCAAAGCCTACCCCTGCACGTTAGGCGACCCACTAACCATCTATCTGAACAGGTTGGAACAAGAGGGGTATGTTATGGGCGTTGACTACATGGATGAACCCGCAATCTTCGTTTGCGAGAAAGCGACGGAGGTTGGACTGTTAGAGTTGCGATGACCACCTATAATATATAATAATATGGAGCATGTAAACCACCCCGTCCATTACAACAAGCACCCAGGAGGAATCGAGTGCATCGAAATCATTAGGCACTACACCTTTGACACTGGCTGTGCCATCAAATATCTCTGGAGAGCAGGTCTGAAAACCGAAATGGGACGTAGCAACCGTGATAAAGAGCGTGAAGATCTGCAAAAGGCGTTATGGTATGCTGAAGATTACCATAACCACTACGAGAACCGCGATGAAACATTAGTGAGTTGCGAAGCCATTGACTTCATCATCCTGAAAGAGACAGGTTACACTGTTGAGCAGATTGTAGAACCTTACGATGAGCATGTAGCAGCTGCATTAAAATGTCTGCTTCGCATGGGCATTATCAGCGGGAACCGAATCTATCATGTTGAATTTAGCCAGGCTGAGTTCACAGACATCAGATTAGAAATTCAAGCACGAATAAAGGATCTTGAAAAATCACAAGACTAATATGGCAGGATTGCACAATATCAGCAAAAAGGATTGGGAACGACTGTTGAAACGTAACGGTTTTGTTCTCGACCGCACCAATAAGCATCAGGTGTGGAAACACCCTGATGGCAGAACTATCCCCGTGTCAAGCACTGGCATCAATCCTTGTGTAGCCAGAAGGACGGTAAAAGAAAACCATCTGGAAGGTGCCCCATTTGGATGGAGCGAGTTGGCCGACAAAGCCGAAGCAAAGGCAAAAGCAGCCGAAGAACGAGATTCACAATGGAAAGAGCAGCTGCGCCAGGCTCAGGAAAAAATCAATGAGCAAGAGCGTCTTAAACAAGAAAAGGCACAAGCAGAGCGAGAGGCCAGGTTCGCGGAACAGAAACAGCGTGAAGCCGAACGTCAAAAAGCCTTACAAGAGGAAGCGGAGAAGAAAAAGCAAGAGGCTGAACGAAAGAAGGCATTGCAGAAAAAACAATCTGCTGAGAGATATAAAGAAGATACAGTACCCCAAACCAATTTATATATGAACGAACAAAGACTCAAAAAATTCCACGAGTACCTTTGTGCCGTAGTGGAGTATTTTCAGAAGAACAATTCTCTGAAGAACTTTTCTGCTTTGGCCAAGCAGTATCAAGTAAAGGCCATCACACTGGAGCAGTTCTACCAGAGCCGGCTCAATGAACTAAAACCTGGTCAGAAACCCGACAGGCAGACATCAGACAGAATCCGTCTGATGATGGCTGAGGACGATCTGAAACGTCGTAGAGAAATGCTTGACACCTTCCTAAAAAAGGAAGCCGAAAACGAAAGCACTCAGGCACCAGAAGAGGTGAAAGAACCAACACTGGCAGATCGAATTGACACATTTGAGGTTCGGTTTGACTTATTAGGTCCCGTCTTTGCCAAGATTACCGATAAAGTTTTCAATGAGTTTCAAAAGGAATTTGGTTCACAGACCCATGAGCTGCTTGGTGTCGAAAGCAACTGTGTCCGCCTGTCACCAGAACCTTACCTTAAAGATTGGGCCAACAGCATCGAGTTCGACTTGACAAAGTTGGTATTCGACAAAGCAGACCCCGAAGAGGTACGTCAGATGTTGCCATCTTGGAACGATAAGATTCTACACGCCTATCTGACATGGCTATACGGCGGAAAGGATGGAAACCAGTTAAAAATCCATTTCGATGAGCGCGGATGTGCCGACTCACAGAATGAGCAACTAATAGACTTGCTCCGTGACCAAAACCTGTTAGATGACATGCTGTTCGTGAAGTTGGAATCTTGGAAAGGGGTAGCACTTTGTGTTGCCATCTATAAGGATGCCCCCGATGTCCTTATGGTCATTAGCGAGGATGCTGTCAACTTCTATACCATAGAAGATAACATCTGGTATTCATACGGTGGTGACACCATTATCTGTCCTGAAAACAACTTCAGCTTCGGAGGTTGGGGCACACGCACCATCATTAGTCACTGCCTTCGCCAGATGCTCAATGCCGACAATCTTCATGCCGCCATCAATGAGCAGAAGAATGTCACCAAGCAAATGCGTGGTAAACTCATGGATGATATCAACCACTACCGTGATATCTGGCAGATGTACCACGAGGAATACCAACAGAAACGTCGTGCAGATTTTGAGTAATTCATCAATTCATTAAAACATCAAATTATGGAAACTTTTAATTTACAGACCATACAAGAAACCACTTGTGTGGCCATTGCAAAAAAAGAATGGATAAAAAACATTATCCAACAGATTCGGGATGCTGCCAAAGAAGGAGAGACAGAGTGCGAAATCGACCTCAAAGGTACTCCAGCAGACAAATTAGGTGACGATTACCTTCAACTCACCTTCTTCCTTACACAACAAGGTTTCAAGTTGAATGAAAATGTCAAAGATGCTCTTGTTGTCAGATGGGATTTTCCTAATTCATACGAACAATCCCCTTTAGAAAAAATTGAAACCGCCATCCTTCACCTCGCAGAGGTACAATGCAATATGGTATATGCCATCTGTACTGATGAAGATGATGAAGAACAAAGAAAAGCACTACGTGAAGAAATGGACAATATCATCGCACATCTTCCAGACATTATTTAAGAATGTACCGAGAGTATTATAACAAAGAAAAGAGCATGGGATGGCAAGGATGTATGCGTTTTTTCCGATGGAAGAAAGGTTACGACGAATTAGGAACCGTGAGAGATTTCATCCACTTGTTGCCATCTGTTTCCTTCTGGTTTAGCCGACGAGAGTTCATTATAGTCTTTGCCTGGTTGAATTTTACAACATGGATCAGACATAACAACTTCAAAAAATGATAGAGCCAAATAACATATACCTTGGTGACTGTTTAGACGTAATGACAGACATTGCAGACGAAAGCATCGACGCTATCATCTGCGATCTGCCATACGGTGTACTCAATAAAGGCAACAAGTCCGCACAATGGGATTGTGTGATACCACTTGAACCATTATGGGAACAGTATAGGCGAATCATTAAACCACGAGGAGCCATTCTTCTTTTCGCACAAGGAATGTTTACGGCACACCTGATGATGAGTAATCCAAAGATGTGGAGGTACAATCTCATTTGGGATAAGGCCCGCTGTTCTGGTTTTCTGAATGCGAAACGGATGCCATTGAGACAGCATGAGGACATCTGCGTGTTCTATAAACAGCTACCCATCTATCACCCTCAGATGAAAGTTGGAGAACCCAGCCATTCACGTGGCCGACTAAAAAAAGAGGTGAAGAATTGCTGCTACGGAACTTTCAATAAGACAGAGACAGTGGTGAGCCGAATGAAGTACCCTGGCAGCATCCTATCCTACCCAAAGGAACACCACAAGGGAGGATGGCTACATCCAAGCCAAAAGCCGGTAAACCTACTTCGCCACCTCATTCGCACGTATAGCGAGCAGGGGGGGCTAATTCTTGATAATGCGATGGGAAGCGGAACGACATGCGTGGCCGCCATCGAGGAAGGAAGAAGATACATCGGTGTAGAAAAAGATACCCAATACTACAACATTGCCGTAGAACGCATCAAAGAAGCAGGAAGGCAAGGCAGATTAAACTTCGAGTAACAATGAACATAGACATAACCATAGCGGAAGCGTATGCAAGAGCAAGTGAGGGGCTGCGAAAGAAAATGGAGTATTCCATCAGTCTTTTGCAGAGAGCCGAGAAGCTGGCTCTGGCCTACGATAATAGGGGGGGGTATTTTCTTGCTTTCAGTGGAGGCAAAGACAGTCAGACCCTTTACCATATTGCACAGTTGGCAGGTGTACGCTTCGAGGGACACATGAATCTTACTTCAGTAGATCCACCAGAGGTAATCCGCTTCGTCAGGAAACACTATCCAGAAGTAGAACTGATAAAGCCCAAGGACAGCATCTATCATGTGGCAGAGCGCAAGCAACTACTACCAACGAAGAAAGTACGTTGGTGCTGTGAGGAATACAAAGAACATGCAGGAGCCGGCAAGGTGACACTCATCGGCATCAGAAGGCAGGAGAGCAGCCGACGAAAGAAACGTAATGAGGTGGAAATAGACAGCCGAAAATACAGCGGAACCTTAGATGGTCTGGATGAATACCGCAAGGCAAATGGCATCAATATCACCAATGCCACCGAGGAAACCACCATTGGCTGCATCAGCGGCAAAGAGAGCCTGCTGATATCACCGATAATCAACTGGACGGAGCGTGATGTGTGGAAGTTCCTGAATGACGTGGTAAAAGTTCCACACTGCGAACTCTACGACCAGGGCTTTCATCGTATAGGCTGCATAGGGTGCCCGATGAGCAGCCCACGCCAAAAGCGCATAGAGAATGAGCGATGGCCCCATGTAAAGCGCAACTGGATAAAAGCCATTATCGCAATACGACATGGGGGGGGATTTCTCAAAATTCCTACCAACGGGAACCCTGTGGTACGGTATTGGAACCAACTTCAAACCGTTATCCCCAAAAGACCATCGACGATTACGGGTACATCCTACACCCAGACCCGACACATTGGAAAGGGAAACGCGGGTTTTCTGGTAGCTCCTCGTCTGACGGCTTGACCGAGGAGCAAGAAAAAGAAATAGCCGAGAATATCTACGACTGGTGGATCAGCGGTAAAAGCTATAAACGATGGTATGCAGAGCGATTTCTCCAGTATTGGTTAGAGTTTGAAGATTGAAAATTCATCAATTCATTAAATCATACATTCATTAAACAATGAAACAAGAACATGTAGCAAGACTCAGACGCAGACCAGGACAATGCGTTTTTGAGATTAACATCCAGACTGGCAAAATCACCAATTTGGGTAGTCCAAGACGAGTTGACATGAAAGAAGGGTGCATCTACAGAATGGCACTCAATGAAAAGAACCTCATCAGAAAGCTCGTGAATGCCGGTATGCTTAAAAAGTTAGAACCGCCCC